GGCACCGTCACGGAGAACGGGACCAAGGTCATCGTCCTCTTCGGCAACAGCATCAACGGTGGCGCGACCGCGCCGCAGCCCGGCGATCGGATCACGATCGAGGGCACGAAGTATCACATCGCGGACGACACCGAGATCGACCGCGACCCCGCATCCGCAACCTACACCTGTGAAGTGAGAGAAGTATGAGCCAAGTATCCAACCAGCTGAAGACCCAGCACACGCTGGCGGCCGACGCCAATGACACCGCGACCGTTACCACGTCCATCGACCTGGAGCTGTGCCGCGAGGTGTTCTTCACCGTAGAGGCAGACACCGGCACGAGCACGACCCACGTCGTAACTCTGCAGATGTCCGCGGACAACTCGAACTGGCACGACCACGCGTCGGCTGCAGTGACCGGCCTGGGCTTCGCCTCCGGCACGGTTGGCGCACGCTGGTGCCGCCTCAAGGTAACGACCGCGCAGGGCGCGGCGTCCACCGTCAACCTGCGGGTAAACGCGAGAGCATGAGTCGCCGCTCCGTAGGAATCCACGGAGACGACGCCAACGACGACATCGCGGACGTCACCGCGGGCGAGGTCCACGTGCGCCTGGACACGCAGACCGATCCGTTTGTGGACGCGGTGGTCTTCATCAGCGAGCCGCACAACATGACCCACCTGGGCAAGTTCTTTGACATGAGTGGCACGTCCAACCTCGCCAACGGCGCCAGCCTGGACATCCTGTTCTCCTTCCCCTCTGGGGTGATCGGCCATCTGACGAACGTCGAGTATCAGCTCGAAAACGCACCGTGCTCGGTGGAGTTCTACGAGAACGTGGTCACGTCGGCCGACGGGACCGCTGCCAACGTGCAGAACCACAACCGGATCTCGTCCGTCACACCAGGGGCCGTGATCACCCTGGGCCCGACCATCACCGACATCGGCGACCTGCTTCACGAACGCTACATCCCGGACGCGGGCGGGCCGGTGGGACAGTCCGCAGGCCAGCTCGTCGCCGGAGAGGACAACGAGTGGGTCATCGGCAACACCGGCACCCCGAACAAGTATCTGTGGCGGCTCACCAACAACAGCGGCGGGGCGATCGACGTCGGCTACCACTTCAACGGCTACGAGCCCTCCGCAACATGATCGACCTCGAAGCCATCCTCGCGCAGCAAGAGCCCGCCATCCGGCGAGGATTCCTCCTGATGGTGGAGCAGATGCGGGCCTCCGTGGACCTCGACGAGCTGGAGCAGCTCCTGATCGAGGGCCGCCACCAGGACGCCCTGGCGCTCATGATGCGCGCCGCCCCGAACATCGCGACCGCGAGCGGCGTGGCCTTCCTGGCTGCCGCCCAGGCCACTGCGACGCAGCTCGGCACCGAGCTGGGCAGCATCGTCATCGACTACGACATCACGAACTCGGCGGCCGTCGCGGCCATGCAGGAGAACAAGCTGTCCCTGGTCCAGGGCTTCTCCAGGCAGCAGACAGAGGCCACCCAGCAGGCGATCATCTCGGGCATCCGGGATGGAATCAACCCCCGCGAGCAGGCGCGGCGGTTCCGCAACTCGATCGGTCTCACCGCCCGGCAGCAGGCCGCCGTGGAGAACTACGAGCGCGCCCTGCGGAATGGATCCGGCGACGCCCTGGACCGCGCCCTGCGGAACAAGGCCGACGACGCAGCAGTCCGCCGGGCCATGCGCGGCGGAGAGGCCCTGTCCGAGGCGCGCATCCGGCGCATGGTCGAGCAGTATCGGAAGCGGATGATCGCCCACCGGGCGACCACCATCGCCAGGACGGAGGCCCTCCGGTCCGTCCACGAGGGCTCCGAGGCCATGCTCCAGCAGGCCATCGCCGACGGCACCCTGGCCGCCGACGAGATCGAACGCGAGTGGCTGACGTCCAAGGACGAGCGCGTCCGGGGCTCCCACCGAACCATGCACCGGCAGCGCCGCGAGGTCGGCGTGCCATTCACCTCCGGCAACGGAATCTCCCTCATGCGGCCCGGAGACTCCCGCGCGCCCGCCCGCGAGGTCATCAACTGTCGCTGCCGGGTGGTCGTCAGAATCCGAGTCCCGGCGCTGGAGGGACAGTAGGTGGCCTATGAGTCGGATAGTGCCACTGAGCGCCCAGGACGCTGTGGGATCCCCCATCAGGATGACGGACTACGCCTACCCGTCCTACCTGACGGCCCACAAGGTGCCGGACGGCGAGACGCACAAGGTGACCGTTGTGGTCACGAACACGAACAACATCGCAGCCGTCGAGGTCCTCGGGAACGTCGGGCTGGCGACAGACTGCCTCAACAAGCGCATCGCCACGGAGACCCCGACCATTCTCGGGCCCTACGTCCTGGTGGGCGGAGACGACGCAACCATCCGAATCTCGGCCATTTCCAACCCCAACAGCATCCACGTGAGCGGCTGGGCGGAGGTCCAGAGGGACCGATACCGGCCCATTCCGGTGCCGCCGGAGGCATAATTCTGAGATTTTCTTGCACCATCCTTGACGATGGTCCCCAACTCCCGCTACCATGGGCCCCCTGAGCATGCCAGACACCCAGTTCTCCACCAAGTGTGACTTCGTCAAAGTCGACGACCAGAAGGGTCTCGTCTTCGGCTTCGCCATGATCTGCAAGGTCAACGGCGAGCCGTTCATCGACTTCCACGACGACCACATCCCCGAGGACGCCATGTTCAACGCGTCCCTGAAGTTCATGAAGATGAGCCGCATGTCCACGGACATGCACGCCCGGGACGAGAACGGCATGCCCATCCCGGACGGCGAGGGCGTGATCTTCGCCTTCCCGCTGACCACCGAGATCGCGAAGGCCCTGGAAATCGAGACCTCCCGCACTGGGCTGCTGATCGCCATGAAGCCCAGCCCGGACGTCCTGGCGAAGTTCCGGGACGGCACCTACACCGGCTTCTCCATCGGAGGCCACTACGTCACCAACGAAGAGGGCGAGCTGTGAGCGACAAGAAGAAGCGGAAGTTCAACATCATGAAGGAGTTCGAGATCGCCGAGATCGCGAGCGTCGACATGCCCGCCCAAGGTCCCGGTGCCCGCATGGCTCTCATGAAGCGGCGCACGCCCGAGGACGTTCCCGAGGTCAAGGTCAGCGTCGTCAACGTGGGCGACCCGAGCAAGGTCGCCGACGCTCTCGCGAAGGCCGCCGCCCTGACCGACCCGATGGACGGCCACACGCACACGCTCGTGCTCGATCGAGGCGAGGGCCCGATGACGCACGGCGAGACGAGCTACCACGACGACCACTCGCACCCATGGATCATCGGCCTGAACGGCGAGCTGATCGTCGGTGCATCCAACGGCCACACGCATCGCGTGGGGTTCCTGTCGAAGGGACAGGTAGTCGGCGACGTTGCCGACGAGACACATTTTTCTTCGGAGCAGATGTCCGCCCGCTCCGACGACCCAACTCACGCGGACGTGTCCGCCGACGATGTCGGCATTGAGGATGAAACCATGACCGACAACGACCTGGACCCCAAGGTCCAAGAGCAGCTCGATGCCCTCACGAAGCGCGCGGAGCGCGCCGAGAAGATGGCCGAGCTGACGGACGCCGAGAAGGCGTATCTGAAGGGTCTCGAAGGGGACGACGCGGAGTCGTTCCTCAGTGCCGAGAACAAGGGCGAGATCATGACGAAGGCGGCCGAAGCCGACCCCGTCGTGGCGACCGTCGACGGCGTCGAGATCCGCAAGTCGCAGGACCCGACCGGGCTCCTGACGAAGATGGCGAAGAAGGCCGAGGCCGACGAGCTGGAGAAGGCGAAGCTGAAGGAAGACGCCGACAAGGAGCGCAAGGCCAAGGAAGACGCCGACCTGGAGAAGCGCGCCGAGGCCCTGGAGTTCCTGCCGGGCGACGTCGCGACGAAGGTCGCGATGCTGAAGGCCGTCGACTCCATCGAGGACGAAGCCGTCCGCAAGTCCGCCAACGAGGCCCTGATCGCGAAGAACGCTGGCAACGCCGGTAACTTCGAGGCGCTCGGCACCGTCGGTTCCCCCGAAGTCCAGTCCGACGACGAGGCGCTCGACGCGCTCGCGAAGTCGGAGATGAAGAACGATTCGAGCCTCTCCTACGAGCAGGCTTACACCAAGGCACTCCTGTCCGATGCGGGCCAGGACGTCTACAACAAGCGCCTGGAGGGCTAGCAACATGTCCGTATCCAACCTCCCCGTCCCGCCCGTCACGGTCACCGCTGGCTCGGCGATTTCCATCTACCGCTACCTCGAACTGAACGCCGATGGCAAGTTCGATCACGCCGACGGTGCCCAGGGCCCCGCGATGGGCGTGTCGAACGAAGCCGCTGCGGCCGACGGTGACGCCCTGGGCATGCAGCTCATGGTCGGCATCGCCAAGGTCGAAGCCGGTGCAGCCGTCACTCGTGGCGCTGCTCAGGCGACCGACGCGTCGGGCCGCACCATCGACCACGTGTCGACGGCGGGCAACGAAATCCTCGGCTACGCCATGGACGCTGCGTCCGGCGCTGGCGAGATCATCCGTGTCCTCCTGCAAGTCAAGCAGGACGGCGCTACCTAGTCCCTGAGCATCTGACCTCAACCAAGGAGCAAAACAATGCCTCAACAGCCCTCACGGTCCGATGTTCACGTCGACCGCCCGCTGAGCAACATCAGCCTCGCGTTCCTGCAAAGCCAGGATTCTTTCATCGCCGACAAGGCGTTCCCCATCGTCTCGGTTGCCAAGCAGTCGGACCAGTATTTCACCTACGATCGCGGGATGTTCAACCGCGACGAGATGACCGAGCTGGCCCCGGGTGCGCGCGCGGACGCGGCGAACTACACGCTGTCGACCGGCACCTACAACGCGAAGGTCTACGCCCTCGCGAAGGACGTCGCCGATCAGGTGCGTGCGAACGCTGACTCGCCGATCCAGCTCGACAAGGAAGCCACCGAGTTCCTCGCCGTCAAGGCCCTCATCAAGAAGGAGAAGACGTGGGCAGCCGCGCACTTCGTGACGGGCATCTGGACGACCGAGCGCGCAGGTGTCGCCTCCGGCCCGACCGGCACGCAGTTCCTGCGGTGGGACGTCGCCAGCTCGACGCCGATCGAGGACGTCCGCCAGGGTGTCCGCACCGTCCACCAGCTCACCGGCTTCCGGCCGAAGCGTATGGTCCTGGGCCGCGAGGTCTACGACGCGCTGCTCGACCACCCGGACATCGTGGGCCGCATCGACCGAGGCCAGACCTCGGGCCCGGCCGTCGCCATGCGGGACTCGCTCGCAGCTCTCTTCGAGCTGGAGGAGATCCTCGTCATGGACGCGATCGAGAACACCGCTGTGGAGGGCGCGACGAACTCGCACTCCTTCATCGGCGGCAAGAACGCCCTGCTGCTCTACACCCCGAGCGCACCGGGCCTGATGACGCCCTCGGCTGGCTACACGTTCGCGTGGAGCGGCCTCCTGGGCGGTGGAGCCATCGGCACCCGCATGAAGCGGATCCGCATGGAGCCGGAGGCGTCCGATCGCCTCCAGATCGAGATGAGCTTCGACCAGAAGCTGATCGCTGCCGACCTCGGCGCGTTCTTCCTCGACGCCGTCAGCTAGCTGACAACCCCAGGCGGGGGGTAAGCCGCCACCACATTCACCCTGCCGCTCAACCCAACACCAGAGAGATCCTCCCATGGGCTACACCCACCCCAACAAGCCGACCGTCCCCTACAAGCGCCAGCTCGTCGAGATGGACACCGATGCCGCCTACGTCGCCCCTGCCGATCTCGGCGACGGGTCGACCATCCTCATCACGACCACCATTGCCGGTGCTCGCGCCATGACCCTGCCGACCAACGCCTTCGCAGGCCAGACCGTGCGCGTGGCGCGCGACTCGGGCGCGACCGGCGCGTTCGACGTCACCCCGGACACGCTGGTCGGCATCGCCGTCAGCGAGTGGGCGGACTTCGTCTACGATGGCTCCGCCTGGGTCCACGTGGCATTCGGCGCTGGAGTCGCCTAGTCCCTGAGAGGAACCGCACCATGAGACTCGTCAGACACTGGAAGCAGGAGTTCGACCCCGCAGGGCCGTTCATCTTCACGCGCGAGATGCAGCTCGAATCGGGCAAGGTCCCGGCGGGCAGCGACGTGCCCGAGGATCTCGCCGCAGACAGCCACCGCATGAAGATGTGGTGGAAGGGTGGGCGCATCGCGCTGAAGAACTGGGACTACGAGCTGGGCGTGCCGAAGGCTGCCGAGGAGCCGCTCTACGAAGATCGTGGCGGCGCTTGGTTCCTGTTCAAGGACGGAACGAAGGTCCACGGCAAGAAGGCGCTCGAAGCAAAGCTGGCCTCCCTGGAGGTCTGATGGCGAAGCTCCGTGTCGTAGTCGAAGAGCTGGACAAGTTCATCGAGGGCGTGATGAAGAAGATCGCGCTCGATGTGGTTGCCAACTTGGCGAGCCCGCCCAGTGAGGGCGGCACGCCGATCGACACGGGCTGGGCGTCCGCGAACTGGATCCCCTACATCGGCAGCCCGAGCCGGGCGACCGCCGGGGAGCGACCGAAGCAGGGGACGGCGTCCCGCGCGGATCAGGAAGCAGGATCCTCCCGAGTGGCCGCAGGCTACAAGCGCGGCCAGACCATCACCATCGCGAACAACGTCCCCTACATCGTGACCCTGAACGAAGGCAGTAGCGCGCAGGCCCCGAGTGGCTTCGTGCAGAAGGCCATCTTCAAGTCGGTCAAGGAGACAGCGACCCGATGACGACCATCACCGACGCACGAGCAACCCTCTACACAGAATTCAGCACCAACTTCACGGGCGTGCCCGCAGCGCGGATCACGTTCGACAACGAGAAGTTCGATCCCCCGTCCGACGTGTCGTGGGTCCGCTTCGCAGTTCGACACTTCGGTGGCGGCCAGGAGTCCCTGGGCGATGCCGGGGCACGCAAGTTCAACCGGACCGGGGCGGCGTTCGTCCAGGTCTTTGTGCCGCAGGATACAGGAGTCCGCGACGCGGACATCTTGGCCCAAGAAGCGAGGACCATCATGGAGGGCAAGACCCTCCTGTCCGGTGCGATCCGAACCTTCGACTCCGAGATCCGAGAAATTGGCCTGAACGACGGTTACTACATGGTCATCGTCGAGACCCGGTTCGAGTTCACGGAGACACGCTGATGGCTAAGAACTACATCGCTCAGAAGTTTTCCACTGGAATGACCTGGGCAAATCATGGAGAATGGCACCTAGACCACGTCGTCCCGCTGGCCTCCTTCGACCTGACAGACCCTGATCAGCTCCGGGCCGCCTGTCACTACACAAACCTCCAACCGCTCTGGGAGCGGGACAACCTGAGCAAGGGAGCAAGATAAAACCATGGCAAGATCAGGCACGAACAACTTCGGACTCCGCTACGGCATCGAGTCCACTCTGGGCACGAAGCCCACGACCGGCTGGAG